CGGATGCCCCATGAGGCACGCACCGATCATATTGTTCTGCACCCGGTCACTCGGGCAGCCGACATTTAGATTCACCTCGTCGTAACCGTGCTCCTGCGCCATGCGTGCACACATCGCCAGGTCCAGCGGCACACTGCCGCCGAGTTGCAGGGCGAGGGGGTGTTCGGCTTCGTTGTGACGCAGGAAGCGGTCGTGATCGCCGTTGAGCAGCGCACCGGTGGTGACCATTTCGGTGTAGAGGAGGGCGTGCTTGGAGAGTAGGCGTAGGAAAAAACGGCAATGCCTATCAGTCCAATCCATCATGGGTGCAACGCTAAACCGCCGAGACAGCGCAGAGCTTGTGTTCTGTGGGTTAGTGACTGTTTTAGCTAACATTTTTCTCTGCGCATTCTGGGCCGTTTTTCGGCGTTTTCAGGCGTTTTTTAAAGGCCGGTGGTAAAATGTACCACTCACTTTCTCATTTGTACCACTGGAACGATGGCAACCATTAGAGCAAGAAAGAAGGCCGACGGATCGGTCAGTTATACGGTCCAAATCCGCCTTAAAAACAAAGGGGCAATAGTTTACCAAGAGTGCCAGACCTTCGCCCGGAAACAGGCTGCCCTGGCATGGGCTCGAAAACGCGAAGCGGAGCTGGACGAGCCAGGCGCGATCGAGCGGGCAAATCGCAAAGGCACGACGGTCAAGGAGATGATCGACCGTTATTTGATTGAGATGGAGAAGGTCCGGCCTTTGGGTAAGACCAAGCTCGCCACGCTCAAAGCGATCAGCGAATCATACCTGGGCAAATTGAATGACCAGGACATCAACAGTCAGCAGTTGGTGGAGTATGCGCTGTGGCGGATGGGCAAGGAGGGCGGGGACGTACAGCCTCAGACGGCTGGTAATGATCTGGCGCATCTGGGCGCGGTGCTTTCGATCGCTCGACCTGCTTGGGGCTATGAGGTCGATCCACACGCAATGACGGATGCTCGGCGGGTGTTGAAAAAGCTTGGGTACAACATGAAAAGTCGCGAGCGCGACCGACGCCCCACTTTGGACGAACTCGACAAGCTGCTAAAGCATTTTCAGGGTATCCAAGCTCGTCGCCCAACGTCGATCAATATGCTCAAAATGACTGGGTTTGCGTTGTTCTCAACACGTCGGCAAGAGGAAATTACGCGGATTCAGTGGGCGGACCTCGATGAGGTAGGCAAGCGGGTGCTGGTGCGCGACATGAAAAATCCGGGTCAGAAGATCGGCAACAATGTCTGGTGTCATTTACCGCCGGAAGCGTGGGCCATTCTGCAAACCATGCCGAAGGTGCTACCTGAGATATTTCCGTACAGCGCGGAGTCTGTATCCGCTTCTTGGACCAGAGCTTGTCATATGGTTGGCATTGAGGACCTGCACTTTCATGACCTGCGCCACGATGGCGTTAGCCGTCTATTCGAAATGGACTGGGATATTCCTCGGGTAGCGAGTGTGTCGGGGCATCGCGATTGGAACTCAATGCGGCGTTACACCCATTTGCGGGGGCGAGGTGATGTATATGCGAAATGGGAGTGGTACGAGAAGATCCTACAGGCGCCCATAAAGTTGGGCGCCAGGACGCTGAAGTGAATTAGCTACTGCGTGGCGCGCTATTCAGCTGATTGCTCTCTTTGACAGCAGCAGCGCGCTGCGCATCCAAGTATTCGGAAAGATCCGTGATGTGAATTCCTTTTGCGCTCTTTTGGCTCGGTTCCATGCGCGTAATGGGGATTTTTATCTGTCCGGCCCCCACCTTGCGCTGGAACATATCCGTGGTGAGATGGGTGAAGTAGTCCTTGCAGACTCGTTCCAATGGAATAACTGCTTGCCCATTGTATTGGGCCATGAGGACGAACAGCGTTTTCATAGTGTTGCTCCGTCGAGGGAAGTTGGTTTGGCCAGCAGCTGGGCCACAACAGCGGCCTCGCTCGTGCTTATGTCGCCGAGTTCATGGGCCATGGTGGCGAGACATTCGACGCGGATCCGCGTATCGGGCGTTTTCCGCACCTGGTAATCAAATAGGGCTGTACCGACGATTCGGATAGCAATCAGATGCCTTGCTGAGTGGGTGTTCTGATTGGCCGGTGTGTTAGCCTTCAAGTCGCTGCTGCTTTGGTGCTGTGCTTGCATGGTGTTGCTCCTCAGTGGTGGTTGATGTCGGGGAGGGCCAACTCCTCGACATCGCTTCTTTCTTCCGGTTAGCCCTGGCGCGCTAGGTGAATAACCAGGTCATCAAAGCTAGGGTCATCCTCTGTGTCTGACCGCCATTCCAGAACCTTCAAAATCTGCAAGCGGCTGCAATCATCCACTAGGATTTCGCGCTGGCCACCTGCCGCTCGAACTTCCAAAATTTGCAGTAGTCCGTCTTCGCCATACGCTCCGGCTTGAATGATCGGGGTGTTCTGTCCCGCCACGATCAGTCGATTTTGGATCTCCTGCAGCTTTCTGGTCTTACCGTCGCCGGCGTTGCCTATGAACACTTGAACTTGCATCTGTGCTTCCTCCTTTGTGGTTTCAGGCAGCCTGGAAAATCCAGCACCGCACGGTTTTCGGTTTGTCTGCGGCATCGGTATCCCATGCCGAGCAGACGTTTCTGTTGGTCTCAACGAACTTGGGGCACTTGCTTGTCTTAAGATGGCGCTTGAGCTCGGTCAGGTCCGGGACTTTCTGGCGTTTCTCTGCGGCTTCCTTGGCGAAGTCATTGAGGTTCACAGCGATCAGGCCGTCATTGCGGGAGTGGTTGAGCCCACCTGCAGCGCTGTTCAAGTACTCGTACAACTCCCAGAACTCGACGACGATCGGGTGATCAGCGTTGATTGCCAACTGGCGCTCCTTGGCCATGCTCTGGATCTCGGCATGGGCCGCGTCTACCTGGTGCTTTTTCAGCGGGACAACGTGAACAAGTGCGTCAACCAAGGCATGCAGCTGAGCGTGGTTTTTTGCGATCCGGACGGTGCGGATCTCCGGCAGGGCCAGGAGCTTTTGCTCGTAGACAGGCACTTTTTCACGGACGGTCTGCATCACGATGCTTTCCTTCATCGTTGCCTTGACCAGGAACCCGCTCACGCGGTCGACCGGCATACGCTCGAGCTTTTCCACTAACAACTTGGTCTGTGGCGTCTGGCCGTCCTTAGTCATGGCGATGTGCACCAGGCGCTGCAGGATCGGTTCGGAAGCATTCACCGCATGGTTCTGGCCAATGACCACGGCTCCACGGAATGGAGGTTCACGGGTGTCATTGCCGTTGTTCTTTACGCCGGTGGAGCGGACGCTCCGGCCGTTGTAGGCAGTTTTGAGTTCGTCCCAGTCGTACTGTTTGGTCTGGCTGCCGTCGGTCTTTTCTCGCTCCGACTCGATGAGTACCACCGGCAGGTTGCCGACCTGGGCGAAGTTCCGCGCTCGAGCGACAGGGGTGCCCTTGGTTGGGTCGAAGCCTTCATAGTCGATGCGACCACACAGCTTCCACAGGAACTCGATTAGCGTGGACTTACCGGCGCCTGGCTCCCCGATGATCTCGGCGAAGGGGTAGCTCTTCTGGTGCTGGCGGATCTGTTCGGCAAACAGTGACCCGAACCAGAATGCGAGCGCGACCAGACCCTTGGCACCGAAGCATTGCCAGATGATGTCCAGCCACTCGGTGTCGAATTTCTCCAGGTCTGTGTTCAGATTGAGGATCACCGACTGGCTGAGGGTTTTGATACTCAGCCGGTCCATGTCGAAAAAATCCTCTTCGTTCAGCTTGAACACTTTCCCATCGCGCACCGCCACGTCGCCGTAAACGTACGCGCAGTGCTCACGGGTGTAGCCGGTGAAGTCAATGGTCTGAACGGTTTTGAGGGCATCGGTTTGCTCCTCAATGAAGGCGTCCAACTGCTGGGTGGTACCAGTGAACATTCCGCCCGGGGCAATGCCGAGAAGGCGCTTCTTGAACTCTGCAGACGAGGCGATCTGCGAGCTGGTGAAGGTGTTCTTAATCGGTGCAGCATCGTGGGCGAACGTGATCCGGAAGTAGTACCAGGATTCGTCGGTGAGCTTGTTTTCCTGGTAGTACAGGGCCTTCGGATTACAGGTGGCAATGCGCTGCAGCGCGCCGCATTGCTGCATGGCCTTGGAACGCATTTGTTTGTTGTTCAACTGCTGGTCTTCGTGGTGATCGCTGTCCTCAAGTTCCTGAATCGCCTTGTTGTATTTCTCCAGATCGAGCTTGAACCAGTACAGGCGATTGCCAAACTCCAAGTGAAATTCGCTTCGGCGCTTCCAATCGAACATCACCAAGGCCTTTTCGGTGGCGTTCTCAGCGATCAGCAGGGCACCGTTGTGCCGGGCGGTGGTGATGTCTTTGTCGACCTGAGCATCACGCTTCTCGCCTTCGTCTAGGAATTGCCAACGCTGGTGCAGATCGTTCCAGTCGACCTTTCTGTTATCCCGCTGGGGGATTTGGGCTGCTTCGCAGGTGAAGCCCAGCTCGCGGGCCATACGGACCCAACGCTTGGTGTAAGCGTGTGCACCAGGTTCGTTATCAAGCGCCCAAACCAGTTTTGGCAGGTTGCCTGGGCGAGCCGCTACAAGTGCTTGCAACGAATCTGCTGGGAAGGCGTTTGAGGACATTGCCGACACGGCGGCAATGTTGTGGTGCACCAGGGCGAGCGCGTCGAAGATGCCCTCGACAATCCAGATCTCCTTCGCCTCGAGCACGTCAACGCATGGTGGACACCACCACACGCCTTTGTAGGACTCCCCGGGCTTGAAGCGGGCCTTCATCTTGCCGAAGCGCGCAGGCCGATCGATCAGGCGTTCCCAATATCCGCCTTTTTCTAGGGCGAAGCGTACTGTTGCACTGCCAGCGTCGTGCTGGGTGGAGTAGTACGTTTCCTGTGTAAACCAACCGCCGATCAATGAAATATCGAAGCCGCGGGCAAACTCAAGATATGCACGGGCAGTAGCTGATGGGGCGTTCTCAGTAGCGGGAACACGCTTGCTCCAGTCTTCAAAGAGGTCGTCGTAGATCTCTTTCACATGCACCGTGTGGCCGCACTTTTCCTGACGTCCGCAGATGAGCTGCCACGGACTATCGAAACGGGTGTACAGCTCTTTTTTGTTGCACTTGGGACAAGTTCCGCCCCGCATGTAGTTGGTGGGAGCACGGTGTTTAAGGCCGAATTCGGATTCGATGCGCTGCAGAACGTCGTGACGGAGATCGTCTCTCATGGTTACTTCACTGCTTTCAGGCTGTGGGTCAGGGCTGCCATAAGGCGTTTTTGCGCAGCCATTACCGGGACGTGGGCGAGAATCGCGCCGTGGCGAAGGCCGTCCGCAACAAGGCGGAACTGGTCTGCATACCAGTGTTCATTGAGGCTCAAGCGATACTGTTCACGCAGGGCTGCCAGCAATGCTTCAGCCTCTGCAGGTGGCAGCTGAGTGGTGATAATTACGGCGTTTCCCATTGTGAAACCTCGAATTCGGGCGCAGCTCACCCATACCCACGGGGGTGGGACAGGCGATTTATTGGTTGGGGATTACGGTGCGGCTACGCGGAAACGACCGTTGTCCGGTGCGTTGAGAATGCGTTCGTAGATCAGACTGACCGGGACTGCCCAGGCGTTGCCTGTGGCGGGGTCGATGATGACCGTGTGCGTCGACGTGCTGCTGACGATGTCCAGGCGCTGCCGATCTCGGACGGTGGACATATTGCTGCAGGCCAAATGCACTAGCTTTTCAGCAGCCTGTGTCAGCACGTCATAGTCGCTGACCAAGTGCTGCACGGCGCGGTCGAACAGCTGTTGATCGTCGCCCAGGTGTTCGCACTGGTGACGCTCCAGGAACACAAGCGCTGCGGCTTTGAGCATGTCCTGATATTCCTGAACAGCAGGTAGACCGGTCATTTGGACGTCCCCGACTTCGAAGCGTGCAGTTGGATGAGGGCGAGAACTTCTGCGTGCCGTGCCGCCAAATGGAGGGTGTCGGCTTGAAGAATTGCCTCGGCTTCAGCGTCGTTAATGATCCCGTCTTCCAGTGCTTTCGCAATGATCTGATCGACCGTTCCCTTCTTGGCAGCTGCCTCTACACACCGGGCATACATCTCGACGTTGTCGAGCGATTCAGGCTCGACAACGGGGACGAACATGCCGCTATACATCGTTGCGATGTACTCGGGTAAATGGGTTGTTCCAGTTTCGAGCTCAAGCTGATAGATCTGAGCGTCAGTCAGCGGACGACTGCTATTGTTTTCATAGGCATGGTTGTCGAACTTTTTGAGTGACAGGCCGATTCTGGCTGCTGCACATTCACGTCCACCTGGATAGGCGCAGATAATTGCACTAACTACCTGTCGCCGAGTCTTTAGAACTGAGATCTTCATCTTCTGCTTTTCCCTGTGGTCCAGCGCCGTTACTGTTCAATCACGCCGTCTTTGATGCCAAGTAACACGGCGGCGCGATGTGCCTCCCCACGGCGACAATGGCTCTGTCCACTCAGCACTGCATACACAGTGCTGGGGGTCAGGCCGTTCGATTCAGCAAAGTTCTTCGCGGTCTGACCGCGCTTCTCCAATGCCTCACGTGCTTGCTTGCGGGCTTGCTCGGTGATGGTTGAGTTGGGCATAGTGCAATTCCTTGCGTTTTCGTGTGATGACGAGCGCAGGATGTGGCAAAAAACTGCCAATGTAAATATGCGAGTGGAAAAATATTGACTCTCTCAGAAGAGATCGGTGCTCGGCTTCGACAGCTGCGTGCTAATGCCGGGCTTACACAGGATCAGCTCGCCGAAAAACTCGGTGTCTCGAAACGTACCCAAGGCAACTATGAGTCTGGTGCCAGCGATCCGCCGGCTTCGTACTTGAGCATCGCTTCCAGCGAGCTGGGTTTTGACGTGGGCTATATCGTCAATGGCGTTCGCTCAACACTGCCAAATGAGGCGCTTTCCGAGATCGAAGATCGGCTGGTCACTCAGTTCCGAAGCATCACGCCATTCGACCAAGAAGCGATCCGTCGTTTTCTGCAAGCCATGGCAGACGATGCTGCTCGGCATCGGAATTAACTTGTAACAAAGCATGTTGGGCATTTATCGCCTCTCCACTCTGTAGCCATTTCCCGCCCCGATATCGTCGATTCAGCAATGCACTTTATGGAGTAGTACGCATGTTGGATCGCACGAAAAACGAACGCGCCTGCGTTGGAATCACCGAATTCGAATGGCTTGGTCTGTCCAAAATTGAACGTCGCCTTATCCATCTTTACCGCCTGTTGAACGAGCATGAGCAACTTCAACTCCGGCGGATGTCCGAAGTTCTGGCCACCAATCCGGAAGAAACGGCCAGTAGCTAATACCCGTTCGCTGATAGCTTTTCCGAGTGACTGATCGCCGACAACTTTGAGTCGGCGGTTTGCGCCTCATGCCACCGCCTGCGACCCCAGTTGCTCAAACAGCTCCCGCTGTTTCGCCCTGGGCAAGTCCCGCAAATGGTCGAACAACATCCTTTCGAAAGACTGAGCCGACGGGCTCAACGTGTGCGAAAACGTTAGATTCGCGACCCAGGTGTGCCCGCACTTTGCGTCGAGGCACTGGCAGTACAGCTTCGCGAATTCTGTAGATAGCTTCTCTCGTGAAGCGATCCGTCCTCTGTGTCCGCATTTGCATTCAACTCGCATTGTGTCCCTCCCCAGGGCAGCCAATCGCCACTAGTCTGCCACAATATGTAGTGGCAATCTCTTAGCTACGCACTGGGTGCAGTGAAATCAACTGCCTCGACCGACTCTATCCAGCTAATATTCCTGTCTTGGCGCAGCGTGTCGTTTACCTGGTTGAACAGCTGACAGATCGGCCGGATCTCGTTGCTGGTGTAGACCCGATCGATCTTTTCGATATCACCAAAGCCCGCGCTGTTTTCCGGGATGATGCCGGCCAGCGCCGGGTTCATGCGCCAGGCGGCAATCACGTCGTTGCGGGTGATGTTCTTGACCTTTTCCAGCTCGTCCTTGGCCTGAAAATCCCCCACGGGGATGATCTGAATGGCGTTCTCTTTGCCGTTGGGAATGTTCACGAACATCGAGCGGAAGTTGCCCACGCCCTTGCTGGCGCTGATCTGGGCGCGCAGGTTCTCTTCGTCCTCTTCGGTCAGGTCCGGGTCGTTGGTGTAGAAGATGTAACCCGCGTGGGCACCGTTGCTGTAATAGCGCCGGCGGAACAGGGTCGCGGCTTCGTTGAGCAACAGCGCCTGCAGGCCGCCCAGGTAATCCGGGATGCCGTAAATGGTCTGCTCGACGTCGTAGTCCATGACGTGCTCGATCTCGTCCTGGTCGAAGTCCATGAATTTGTTGTCCGGCAGCAGCATCCGGAAACCGCCGTCCACTTTCACCCGCATGTTGATCGCCGGCAGGTGCTGCAGCTCCAGCACCTGGCCGAAGGCGT